CCTGGTAGAGCCAGCGAATTTCACACTGATTCCCCAACACGATTCACTACTTAATTCTTATTATACTTGATTTTGCTCCGATGTCAAGCAGATTTATTCAGTTGGATAAGGCTTACGAATCATTCGTAAAGCTTCTTCCATTAATTCTTCGCACTTTTCAATATTACCTTGGACACGTTCGGATATTGCTAAATCTCTCGTATCCTTACTTTGTTGCCAAAGTGGTGCGTCAGATCTTTTGTTGATCATATTATTCCAATGCGTATAGTCATCAGTACATTTACCATTACCTCTAACGTGACCAGCATTAACGTCTGTGACTATTGCCACAGTTGCGAATAAAAATAGTATAGTTGCTAATAGTTTCATATTACTCCAATATTAAAGCTTTGATTGTTTTACTTCCATCAATGTTTAGTTCGATCTCAGCTTTAGATTTGATACACTGATATTTAACCCCTTCTGAATATTGTCTTTCGGCAGTACGTTTGCCTCTTAGACATAAGCCCATAGAGTCTTGTATTCTATGCTCCTTAATCTCATTATTGATGAACATCAACAAGGCTACAACTGTCTCAACCATTAGTGATCTCCATTCTTATAAACTATTTCTCTATCAGCATCTTTTAGTTTTTCAATGTTTGATTGAGCTTTTTCCATTTGCTCTTTTAGGAATTCGATGTTTATTTTATTGTTAGCCATATCATCGATATGCTTCTGCATTCTTTCCATCTGTGTGTATAACTCTTCTATGAGCATAAATTGTTCTAGGTCGTTTTGTGATTGACCTAACTCGCCACGTGGATATTTGATACGGAATTCTGTATTTGCTGTTATTTCTTTGTCAATTAGTTGTAATGTGGTGCTATGTTGATTAAGTTTTTCAGTTACACCAAAGTAACCCCAGACACCAATACATACTACACCGATAATGGCAATCATATTACGGATTGGCATACTGATTGCTGTGTTGTCGTCTACGTCTAATCGCTTCTTCATAAAACTTTCTTAAGAAGCAAGTATTATTTTTTAAAAGGATTTAAGCTCTTGATCTTGTTAGTTGCGCCTGCTACTGCACCTTTAACTTTGCCCGTTGCACCTGATACTGCACCTTTGGCTTTGTCTGTTGCACCTGCTACTGCACCTTTAACTTTACCTGTTGCTTTACCAACTTTCTCACCAATGTTTGGCATTTTAATCGTTGGCATTTTAATTTTTGGCAATTTCATAACCTCTCCCTTTTTGATTATTTGATACCTGCTAAATCTTTAATTCTTAATATCACTTTGTTTAAATCTGTTGGTGCTACACCTTCACCGTCTGCTGGTGTTGGTGCATCCATACCTGAACTTGGTTGTTCTACTTCTTCTGAAGCAGAGCCATCTAGTTCATCTGCAATTTTTTCTAACCAAGCCGCTTCTGACGGATGTCTTTCACCATCTGTTACATCAGCATAACCAATAGATTTCGCTTCATCTCTTAATTCTTGTGCAATTTCTTCTGTTGACTTACCTTTGTAGTAACCTTCTGGATCTTCAATAGTAGACATCACTGCATCTCTGTATTCTTCAAAGTCATTCATATCAGCAAATCTTTCTGCGTCTGAGTCTGCCTGTGTCCAATCTTCTTTTTTAGCTTCTTTATCATCTGCCGCTTTTTTCATTGGCTCTGTTTTATTTCCGTCTTTGTCTAAATCTAAAAAGTCTGGTTTTGCTTCTTCAACTGATTCATCAGCCCAAGACATTTTATCTGCTTTTTTAAGATCTCTATATTCTTTACCAAGCTTAACGTGTTGGTCAGCTTTGATACCAGCCGCACCTCTTTCAATGCCTTTGTCTTTTTTCAACCAAGCATCATAGCTCATTGGTTTTTTATCTGGCATAGCATCTTTACCTGTGTAAGACATAACAGTCTTATAATCACCTGGCTCTTCAGTAACGATTTGATCTGGATTGAACACACCTAAAATTCTATTGAAAGTTTCTGTTAATTCTGTTACTTCTGTTACTTCTTTTACTTCGGTTGATTCTGCGTTTGCAACTGCTTTTGGTTCATCTTTTTTAACTTTATCTAAGATCGCTCTAACAGTTGTAACATCATCTTTTGACATTGGCTCATCATCTGCTCCAGTTAACTTGTCGTGCATTCTTGATAAGAAAACTGATATCTCATCATCTTTAACTAATTGAGCTAACTCGCCAATTCTGTGTCTAATAGCATCTGCTGTAGTTTTATATTTTACAATATCACTACCATAAGCTTTTTGATTGTCAGATGGTGAATGCATTTCAACTGGCTCATTTAATTTAGCCTGTACTCTTTTTCTTAAAGAGTCTGTGTCGTTAATTTCTTCATCGTGTATTTCTTGTATCATTGGTAACAAGTCTGTAATTTTGTTTTCAATATTAGTTACTGTGAATTTTTCTTTCATTGAATCTAAAGTTTCTTGGTCGTATTCTTTAGTTTCAGCTTTTGCGTAACTTTCAACGTATGCATCATAACCAACACCAGTCATTAACTTCTTGATAGTTTCTCTTAATCTATCTTGATTGTAATTTAATGATGTTACTACTGATGACGCTTGTTCTTGAATAGCTGGAGAACGTCTAATTATGTTTAGTACTTCTCTAATCTTGCTTAATCTTTCACTAATATTTGTAATACTTTGTCCTACTTCATCAAACGGATTTCCTCCCGCTTGTACGTGTCTAGTCATTGCTCTAGCACCGTTTAAGTGTATGAATGGATATTTAAATCTTTCACCTTCAGCGTTTTCAATATATAATGCTTTGATGTTTCTTGATCTAGCACCCGGAATTTCTTCGTTAACTGCTTTTCTGTGCTTGATTAATAGTTTAGCACCTTCTAACTTTTGATTAGAAGTTTTCACAGTTCCAGCCATTTGGCTATAACTTTCTGTTTTAATATTTTCATCTGACATAGTATTACTATTTAACCTAAATGCATAATTTTTAGGCTTAATTTCCCTTCCGAATTCACGTAAATCAAAGTCTAATAAGTTGTCTTTAGCCAAGTTTTTAACTGATTGTACGGTTTTTTCAATATTTTCAATGTTTTCAGGTCCCTTATGCATCTTAACTTCTTCATTTTCTGGCGACAAATTAACCATTATATTAGGTTGATCCACATAAAAAAATCTAGCTTCTTGTGGATTAGAGATCTCATTACCTTCAGTGTCATCAAACATCTGAACGTGGTACCCGTGACCTTTAAGTACCCTAAAAATCTTTTCTGCAACTGTGCTATAATTTACTGCCATACTAGTATTTACCTGTTTTATATAATCATTGGCATTGGACCCGATATGCCGCCGTCCTCTGTGTCATTTTCACCTAAACTCTTTTCAAATATAGGATCATATTTTGTTAGATATCCAACTAAACGCATACACAACAAACTAGCTGATACTAAATCATCATTTTCACCTAATTTGGCTGAATAAGAATTTCCTTTAGCAACGAACACTTTTAATTCTCTAATTAAATTTCTGCTGTTGATTTGTAGCTTACCATTTTCAACCCAATTTTTAAGTCTTGAACAAGCTGATATTTTTGCTTTATGTGTAGTGTTATAACCTTTTCTTTTATGTGCATCTCTTCTTTGCTGTCCTGCACGTCTTGGTTCGTGCATAAAGAATCCAGGAAATCTTGATTCGTCCATTTCTTCTACTGCCACAATGGCCGCTTCACCTAAAGTATTATTTTCTATAGTCCAATATATTTCTGGATTTGGTGTGCCTTGTTCTTTTAATTGTGTATCTAAATCTTGTAAAACACTTAATAGTGTTCTTGCTTGTCCTTGTACCGTTGTTTTATTGTGTTGCCATTCAGCTACCTGTTTAAATTCAGGCACACTAAAAACTTGTATTGCGGCATAGTCACCACCTGTACCTAAACTTGGATCTAAGGCACAAACATAAGTTGAACCTTTTTTAGGTCTTTCGTACCAACGTACTTGCCCTGATTTATATAGAGGATCTTTGCCTGCAAGTGTCACAAGTTTTAATCCATCAATTAATGTTTCGTCAAACGCAATAAATTCACAATCGTGTTCACGCCTAAATCTTTCTTCACCTATTCTTGCACGTTCATCATTAGCCCATTTTTCATCTCTATCAGGATGTTCTGACCAATGTACGTTAATTGCTTTGAAACCATTTATACCTGTACCATCTCTTTTAGGTTGTCCGTACTCATCAACTTTTTTGTTAGCACCTCTCCATATACCTGCAAATACATCATCATCATTATTTGGTGTTGATGTAATAATACATTTACCACCTGTTGACAATGTAGGAGATAAGGAAGTCCAGAACTCGCTGGCTTTCTGCTGTGGTTCAACAAACGCAAACTCATCCATATACACTAATGATAAAGACATACCCCTACCAGTTGTTTCAGTAGTTGTCTGTGCCATAATCCTCGAACCGTTGTCAAAGTCCATCGAGCCTTTGTTATAACTTGTTACTCCACATCTGATATAGTCTGGTGTTTCTTCATATGCAAATCTCACACGTTGCATAATATCTTGGGCACCTTGGTATTTGTGTGCCGCAATTAGAATTAAAACGTCTGGATTGAACATAGCATACCATAATAGAAATCCTGCCGCACAGGTTGTCTTACCTGTCTGTCTGGCACACATCGCTATTGCAAATCTGTTATTATTGTATGTTTCTAACAATCGTTCTTGGTATTCAAATGGTTTAAATTTCATTCTACCTTTAGTGGGATGTTGTATCCACATATGGTTTTTCATAAACCACAAGTATCCTGAATCTTTGTCAGCACATTTTTTTAAGTCCAATAACTTTTTATCAGTATATTTAGACTTGCTAAATGCTTTTTTTGTTAGGTTTCCGTCTAGACTTTTATGTACCATACTATTATTTATATGCGTTGTTAATGATTAGTTTGCTGTTTTACGTTTTGTATCATCATCAGCTATATTACTCAATGCTTCAGGCTTAAATTCAGATACGTCTGACTCGTGCCTGATATTACATAAAGCTTCCCATTTACTATTTGTACATTTACGATGACATATATTCATTGGTTGTTTTCCATATGCATTTATTGATTTGACTTCCCAGGCATTTGTCATTTCTTCCCATACCGAATCGCTGAATATTTCTTTTAATGAACGTGTAGTATAATCATTGAAACCTTTTTCATAATGTGGATATATCAAAGGATCCATATGCCTAAAGTCATTAAATTTATCCCACACAGACGTCCAACAACAAGGCCATATTCTTCCTTTAGCATTTAAATACATCCTTTGTTGTTTAACATATTTGCAGGAAATCTTAGGAACATCTGTATCAAATTTTACCTTTTCTAATCTTTTTTTGACTTGCTCTTGTACAGCTGATCCTAGTTGTATTTCACCTGTTGTAAGTTGATTAAATTTTTCTTTAGGTAAGTTAAAAGAATCTTTTGATGCTGTTTTTGGTTTTGTTTTATTGTATACTGTTGTTTCATATCTTGTTGCCCACATAGGTTCAAAACTTACAAATCCTAATTCTTTAGCAAGTGCTCTTGCTTCTTCGACTTGATGTTCATTGTGTTTGAATATTAACCATTTCCAAGTTGCCAATCCTCCAGCTCCAATGTATGCTTTAACATTTGCTATCAACTTATCCCACTTTACTTTTTTTCTATATATTTCGTTAGTATCTTCTAAACCGTCTATTGAAAAATACATCATAGCATTTTGATTTCGTTTACTAATTTCTCCCATATTTTTCCAAAATTCTAATTTCCTTGCACCGCCGTTAGTTTCCATTTCTGTATATCTAAAATTTTTTGCAGTGAACTCCCAGATGTCTTCCATATGTGGATGCATTAATGCATCGCCTAGATTTCCCACGTACCATATATCCATTTTTTTAGTTTGTTCTCCGAAATCATCTTTAAGTTTGTAAATCAATTCAGGCTTGATATGATCCATTTGCATATTTGTTTCTAGTATGCTCGTATTTGGTTTGTGTCGCGAACAATGAGGACATCCTGCGTTGCAATAAGTTGTGGGTTCAACTTCTATTTTTCTTACTTTATCTATAGTCAATATATTAAACATAAGTGTATTTAAGCATTTTTTGTATGTGCTATTTTGTATGTGTATTAGCTTATATGGTTTATAAAAGTAGTAAATGTATTAGTAAAATTTTTATTACGTCTACGGTCGATTTCTTTTACAAACTTCAACAGGTCTTTTTTATTATTATCTAATTGTTCTTTTGATAATGTGCTTTGTGTGTAATAGTTCTTTAACCTAATGATATAGTTCAATTCGTTCATATCTGTAAATTTGTTTTCACTTACAAAAGCAAGTACCTTATTAAATTTTGCGTTCCAATACTCTGTTTTTGGTAAGTTACGCACATCTAAGAATGGTGGATTGTTTAACAATGAAATTCCGTATGTTAGTTTATACTTTTCTTTTAGTGTGTATAGGTCTTGTAAAAATATGTAAAAACGATCAATGCATAATTGATTGGCAGTAACCATTACGTGTATTGGTATATCATTTTGTAATACATATTCGCAATTGTCTAACCATTCATTGTATATCAATCCTTCACGTATATATTCCGCTTGTTCTCCGTGTGTGTCACAACTAGTATGTATAAGAACATCTTTAACTTTATTTTCTTTCACTAGTACTTTTAATTGTATGACAAAGTCTTTTAATAGTTTGTTTGATATTGCCAAATTTGAATTAATTTCTAGTTTTAGATCCGGGAGAGGATTCTGCTGAATGTCATTTAATAGCTTCTGTGTGTTATGGTTCAATAGAGGTTCGCCTCCTGTTATCCTCAACACTTTAAGTTCACTTCTTATCGTTGGCCACCATTTCCACCAAGCTTCCACGTAAGGATTTAGTTCTCTGTTCAAGTACGGAGTCCTGTCTGTTTCAGCTATCCATTCTAAATTATTGTAACTATCTTTTGTAGGGTATGCTCCGTGATTTTTTATTTCGCTCCACCAATCACTGCTGAACACAGGTCCACAGTACAAACATTTCATATTACATACATTACCAAAACTCACTTCTATCTGTTTTGGTATAACATCATAATTATAATCATTATTTTTTACTTCATCAAAATAAGGTGCCGCCCAGGTATTGTTTGCTGACTTTTTAATTCTGTCACTATAATGTTCACCGGCTGAATCTTCAACTGCCCAACAGTAGTGGCACTCACTAGGACGTTTGCCTTCTAGCATTAACTTACGTTGTTCTTTTTTGAAATTTGTATTGTGTAGTGCTGACGGATTTTCTTTGATTTCTTCTAAAGGTATCTTGTGTGTTTGTGGGTGGTGACAACTATGCGTGTGTCCATTTTGTAAATGTATTGTTACCTGTTGCCATTTAGCCAAACATAATGTTGGCGAAACTGAATTTAGACGTTCCTGTGTTTTCTTAAATTTGTCTGACATACCTAATAGTATTTACTATTGGCCAGTTACTGTACGCTCGAAATCTGTGAATCCTTTGGCAATGTTACCAGGTGATAATCTGCCAGCTTTATCACTTAATGCTATTATAGATAATACTACTTCAAAGAAGTCCACTAAAGAATAAAACTTGATTATGTCTAATGGTCCTTTAATCATATTTTCAACTTCTCCACCAAACAATGATGCTGGTGCAGTTGCTAATTGTCTTTTTAAATTTTCTGGATCTTTAAATTTAGCAGATGCATTAGGATCTTTTGATCTTGTTGCAGATTGAAATTGCTGTAACCAACCTTTTTGGCTGTATTTTCTGATGTTAGCTAAAATATCATCTGGTTCATCAGTGGTCAAAAGTTGACCTAAATCTTTTTTACCTCTACCCATTCTAAACATACTTGTTGCCATACCCATAAACATAGGATCATTCTGTACGTTATTAGGTTGTAATCTTAGATTTTTATAGACATCAATTCTTCTGCCTTTGTTTTCTGGAGATGCCGCTATTTCTTTGGCCGCTATATTATAATCTGATAATGATTTTGTTAATGCTTGAGTATAAGTTTGAAGGATAGCTCTCACAATCTGAACATCGTTTCTTCTTAAACGACCTGAATAAGAATAATCTTGTTCTGTTATCTCACTATATCGCATTACTCGGTTTTGCTAGACTCACTAACAAACTTTCTATATTCTTTTAATAAGGCTTCAGCTTTTTCATTTACTGCTTTACCGTCAGTTTGTTTATCTTCGTCTGCTAAACCGTTGTCACCGTGCTTTGCAGGAACATACTTAAATTTTTTAGACTTCTTTACTGAACTTGTAAAATCGTCTTGTTTAAAATGACCTGGGCCAGTGTTAACGTTTTCTATTTCTTTTGATTCCATAATTTGTACCTCTGCGTGTAAATCATCCATCCTTAAAGCTTTTTCAACTTCATCAGCTGTTGCTGTTGTACTTACCTCAACCGCCGCTCTATTAAACTCGTGTTGATCAACAACTGCATCTTTAATGCCACCTTGTTTTAGAGAAAATTCAATTGACGGAGCAATTGATCTATCATCATCTAAATCAAAGTCACCCAAGTCATCAACTATGACTGAATACTTCTGCATATTCGGTTTGATAACTGGTTCCATAACTCAGCTACCCTTTCTTTGGATGTTTTGGAAAAGATATATTATTTTTAGTTTGATAAGGTGATACTGCTTTTTTATCATCCTCTTTAGGTTGACTAGTATCTTTTTCTGCTTTAGGTGTCTTAACACTTAAAGGACCTTCAACTTCAATTTGAGCTCTGTCTGGATTTTTTTCTTTGTTATCTGCTAAAGTTTTTAAGAATTCAGCTTTAAATTTTTCACCAGCAACTTTATCACCTGACTCACCTTGTTCTTCTTCAGTGTAATCCTGTCCCATTTTAGGTTCATAGTCTTCACCTGTTGCACCTTGTCTTGCCACTTCAGCTTCATTCTCAGCTTCAAGTGGATCATTAGCACCCTTAACTACAACATAATCATATGGTATAGCTAACTTGTCAGACAAATTTCTTCTAAATGTTTCTGCTGATATTGGCATTCTAACAGTAGCGTCAATAATAACAACTTCTGCATTTCTAATCTTAGTACCAAAATCTAAAGGATGTTCTTGTACAATAGTTTTTACTGGTTTTGCAACATTAACCACATCATAACGAGCTAATTCAGACTCAATAGTCTCAATCATTTCATCTGTTAAGTCAGTTGCTAACTTAATTCTTACTGGAATTTCTTTGACTGCTTCAGATAGATATTGTGTAAATGTTTTCATATAATTATTTATCCTCCTTATCGGATTTATCATCGGTTTCATTGACCTTTTGAATCAGCTGATCTAGTAGCTTATTGCGGTCTCCAACCACATATCCTTCGCCTTCTATAACTTCTTCTTGCTTATCATCACGTTTATCCCACTGATCTACCCGCTGTTTTTTAAGCTGTAACTCAATCATTCTAAGCTTTTTGTCAGCTTTTGCGTTCTTTGATTCTACCGCATTTTTAAGCATTGTGGCCGCAACTTCAAACATTTTGCCGGCGTGTCTAGCCTCAGAATTCATACCTAAATCCATTAATTCTTTATATGACTTCATAGCTTCATCTGAATATACATCCATATCACTATCGTGTGTTTCTAAGTCTTTAACTTGTGGTAATGCTCTATCAATTTTTTCTGCTGTTGATAGTGCTTTTTTGATTGTTACTTCCTCTATTTCTGCTTCTTCTACTTTTTCTGTATCTGCTTTTTTATTTTCAGAGCTTGACTCTTCAGCTTTAGCTTCTTCTAAGGCTTCTTCCATACTTGGCAAATCAAATGTATCTTCTAATTTTTTATTCATAGTATATCATAACACAATTTATCCATAATAACAAGTTATTTTTTAATTGAATAAATTGAATCTTCATTAACAATTCTAAATCTAAGTCCTTTTCTTTTTGCCCACTCTCCAGCCGCTTTCCACTTTTCTCTGTTTAACAGTATTTTTGCTTTGTCATTTTGTGTTTTGGCTTTCTCCATTAGTGTTTGTGCTTTGGGTTTTATTTCTACAAGCTCTCCAATTTTTCTTCCACTTTTGTTTTGGTAAACCATAATAAAATCAGGAACGTACATTGTGTACTTTCCAGTGAATGGATTCCTATATGGTATCCTTACTGGTTCACTTGCCCAACTCAAAACACTTGGGTGGTTATCACACATCCTCATAAAAGTTAATTCCCATCCAGACCTATATATAGGAGGTCGCTTTCCAGCGTACTTCGATGGATTTTTTGGTTTATATGTGCCTCTATGAAACTGTGCCATACAGTTATTTAACCCAGGGTTACTTAAACAATAATATTACGTGATACGTAAGCAGGCGTGTTCTGTGCAACTTTGATACCTACTTGGCTTGTTGCTGGTCTATAATTGTTTAATAATGCTATGCCCAATTGGCTGAATCTTAATTCTACTTTACCGTTATCTAAATTTATTTCATCAAATAAATCTTGATAATTTGAATTAAATTTTTTCATAGCATCTGTTGTCAGTAATGCATAAGCCGTGGCTAAATTTTCATTCTTTGTATGTTGTGAAAAAATACCTTTGATTAAATCAAACTGTTGTCCATTAATAAACTCTGGTCTACCACCAATATTTTCTAATACAGCTTGTGAAATATCCTGCTGTCCTACACCACCCATTGTTGCTGTAATCTTGCCAAATTGTTTGACAATTGTTTTTATTGCACCTAAACTTTCTACTGCTGATGTACTATCTACTGCCATAACTATGTCCAAATACTATCCTTGTTAGCCGCCTCGGCTTTCTTTTTATTTTCAATTGCTTGTTCGTAAGTTCTAATTTTATCAATATATTCTTTTTTAGATTGTTTCGTGTCACTGCTTGGACCATTTTTGATAGCTTTATGCATTTCAGTAGTTAATCCAGCGGCAGTTAATACTTCTGTCGATGCCTTAGCTTGTGATTCTGTATCAGTTGATGTGTTTCCTCCATCATATGATAGTTTCTCTTTGTCTACATTAGATTCCATAGAAAATCTACTAGTAACTGATTTCTGTAAGTCGCTTGACTGTACATCAGCTTCATCAATAGTTCTTTCCCAATAATTACCGGCTGACCTGTTAAGGGCTGATCCTTGTGAAGCTATATTCCAGCCTTGATCTTCTCCAGTGTATTCATTTCCAATAGTTGAGTTTGCTCCATCATTTGGAGGTGGAATTTTGTCTTTTGCTAATACATCATTTGGTCTAACCCAATCTTCATATTTTCCACTAGTGTTTGTAAATGCACCTGAAACGTTACTTGGTAAAGTTACATCTTGAGCAACTACTTCATCAAATAATAAATTTTCATACTGGAACCCTGCTGATATATTTGTTATGGCACTTGATGAATAATCAAATTGATCCATATCCATTCTTGATAATCTAGGATGTATCATTTTAGCTCTGCTCCAGAATGTACCGGCTAATTGATACAAGTCAATGCTTTTGATTAATCTGTGAGTATGATTTGGTTGTGCCCTCATACCAAAATTATGACCTTTTTTAAATTGGTTTTCATTTGTTAAAATTGATTCTTGAAAGTTATCCTTACTTGCATCAGTACTTCTTCCTCTACCTGTGCCGGTTGTTGAATATAACCTAGCATTTTGAAATTCAAATTCATATAACATCTTTACAAACTTTAAGGCCAAGCCGTCAACTGTGTCATACATTCTCAAGCTCAATGGATCATAATCAACTTTTCTATTGATAACTCTTTTTCTATTGTACTGATTGATGACGTCTTGTTGTATTTGGAACTTTGGTCCTTCAACAGTATGACATAAAAAATGCAATCTGTCTCTGAATGTTTTAAGAAAATTATATTTTGGTTGCAGGAAATCATCATTTACCAAAGGGTAAAGATTAAAAACTACATAAAATTGATCTGCACGTCTCGTTTGTTGGGAAGTGCCGCTCTGGTATAAATGAGCGGCACGATTCGCCGGATGTAGTGATATATCCTGTTCTATTGCCATCTCGCAAAATCCTTTATGTTAATAAGGATTAAGTTAAATCACCGCCTGGTGTATTAACTGCGAATGGGAATATAGTATCTCCTGGTGCTGTATGAATTGCATTATCATACTTTAGTGTCAAGATAACTTGTACTGGTTCTGATACTGCATAATCACCGTCTGAATAATCTACGTTTTGCAAGAAACAACCTTCTAAATCCCACTGCTCAAGTTCAGTATTACTCGTACCATCTAGTATTTCTAGTTTAGTTCCGAATTTATATCTTGAACCTGCTACAGCAGAAGTTTGTTCAAAGTGATTCATCTGTTTCTGTACTTGACCACCAACTAGTTTTGAAATGTTATTGTTGATATCATCCCTTAACGTAATGTTGATAGCTTCCCAAGTGTGTTTACCCTGCATATAAGCTACTGAGTTATATGAGTGAATAGGCACTTCCTCGTGAGAAACTTTTGGTCTAGTAATGTTCATCACTTGTTGTGTAAGTTGCAATGGAGATTGTCCAACAGACCCAAAACCTGTGAATCTCACTCTAAATCTGTATTTTAATTTAGGTTGTAAGATACCGCCACGTCCTGTTGATCCGTCTATCGGTACACCGAATTTTGATAGTGTTGCCATTTTGTAATGCTCCTTATATAATAATATTTACAACTTTATTAAATTATTGCCTAGGCAAAAAATTTATTAAAGGTAGTTTAAAGGGATAGTTTTCACTATCCCCCAAAACTGATTAACTTGTTAAACTTTCACCAGTGTTTTTGATACGTAATGGAATGTAAATGAATTCTACTGCTTTTACTGGTTGTATAGCAATATCAATCCATAGTTCATTTTTATCAATTCTAGTGCCAGTGTTATTTGTTTCATCACAAACTACTAAGAAGTCAAACAACGCTCTTTTCGATGTTAAGTCTTCTAAGAATCTGTTAAATGTATCTGTTACTTGATCTCTAGTAATTCTATCATTTGGTTCAAATAAGAACGGTTTAGCAATTAAGTCTAATTGGTATCTTAGGTACACAATTAATCTTGCTACGTTAATTCTATCTAAAGCTGAAGCTGTTGGTGCCAATGTTTTTTGACCAAATACAACTAAACCTCTTCCTGGAATAAACGAAATAGGATTAACTTTGTTTGCGTACATAGTGTCTCTTTGACCTTCTGATAAAGTTACAGCTTGGAATTCACCTTCGTCAGTAATGTAACCAACTGAATTTGAGTTACCTACTAAACCTCTAGTGAAACCTGCTGGTGCAAACCAAGGAAATGCAACTTGATCGTTAAATGCAAGAGTTCTTAAAGCAATATGTGATGCCGGAACTACTACGTTACTACCTGACAAGTCTGTTGAGAAACCTGATGGATAGTAAACTGCCGCCAAAGCTGATGATGATGTTAAACCATCTTCACCGTTTGAAGGTGCATTGTTTGAGTTAGTTGCCCAAGCTTGAACTGATGTTCCAGCTGGTTTTAATCTAAATGGTGTGTCAGCTAATACGAAAGCTGTTTGTTTTCTATCAGTAGATAGAGTAATCATCTCATCTAACAACTCTGGATAACCAGGCGCCGCTATAATGTTAAAGAATCTTGACTCTGCTCTAATTTCTTCATTACTTGCAAGAGCTGATTGCATAGATTCTACTATTGTATTTCTCTGTGCCGCTCTTCCCATATATGGTGATCCATCAGTTCTTAAACCTGATACTGATACCCATACGTTACCGTTATTTGTGTTATTGAAAGTATAATTTACTGTATACTTCTTAACATTGTAACCTGATAATCTTGTGTTGAACAATAACATACCAGCTGGTGATGTTGCAGGATCCGGTGCATCAGAATGGAAACTTGCGTATGTTGTTCCATATCCTTTGTCGTTATCATATTGACCACCTGGATTACCTACTGCGTCAGCAAATACTATACCTGCTGAAGTTGACTGATCTGTGTTATCTATCAATACCCATTTACTTGTACCTGAATTGTATTTGTAAATTTTTGGATATGCGTCTAACTCATCTGAATCAATCCAAATGTCGCCGTTAGCTAAAGCCGTACCGTCTGATTGTTTTGTTGGTTCTGCTGAAACAATTTGTAAGTCTCTTAGACCACCTGATGCTGTTGAACCAGTTGGAGCAGTATCTTTGCTGTTTGCGTAAGCAAACCATTTCATCGTACCGCCATCATTTTCCGCAATATAGATATCTGCGTCTTGTGTTGACTTGTACCATAAAGTTCCATCTACTGGTGCACTTGTTGGTGCTGATGCTGACGCTTCATAAGAAACGTTAGACCATAATGAATTGTAAACAACACTATTAGCTATCTCGTTGTCAGTTAAACCTAATTGGCTTGTTAGCATTCTTTCTTCAGTTGCCGCTAAACCACTTGATGGTCCATCGTGTACGATAATAGCATAACCGCCTGCTCTTGTTAGTTTTAATCTTCTATCATTTGCACCTCTGTGATCAATTGAAGCTACCACGTTACCAGTGTTACCTGCTAATCCGTTAATAGCATTTACGATCTCTTCAATTGTTACGAATGCGTTTGAACCTGATCTAGTAACTTTAACTGTTTGAGCATTAACGGAAAATACAAAAGTTGTTTTACCACTTGTTAATGCCACGTTGTTGTGTAACGTAGTTCCTGTTACTGATGATTCTGTTCCTGCATTTCTAATTCTTGTTTGGTAAGCAATTACCGGTGTTGAAGTTGCACCATTAGTTTTCTCAATATTTGTTTTACCAAAAGATACTGATGCTAAAGTGCCGGCAGATGAAGTAAATGCCGCTCCTAGTTGTACTCCTACGCCTGATGATTCTTTCCAATCGTCAAATCTTACGTAAACATCATTCTGTGATAAAGCAGTACCTTCTGAGGCAGTTGCCGCATCATCTCTTGAATACAAGTTAGCTGTCAATGAAGACCATTTAGCTGATGATGTTGAATATGATTTAACTGAAATGTTTGCTTGGTCTGATTTTAACCATACATCTTTGTAGACGCCTTTTGCCGCTACAGTTGGTGCTGTTCCTACATCTGCTTGGATGTAAACGTTTGCACCGTTAGTTGCACTTGCACCTAACCAAGATGTTGATCCTACTACTTCCCAAGTACCTGCAACTTTTTGATAAAGTATTGCTGGTGATACTGAGGCAACGATAGCATAATCTAAATTTTGACCATAAGTTGTTTTTGGGTTACCATTTGAAGCAACATTTCCGCCTGCGTCTGTTGTTGCGTCAGTCAAAACTGCTGGTGTCATTTTATCCCAAGTATTTGATGTTGTATTCGCTGTGTAAATACCCCAATCTGTGTTTGTAGTGTCTAACCAATATGTGCCATTTGCCGGGGCTAATTTAGGAGCTGTTGAAGTTCCTTCTAGCTCAGCTAAATCCACGTTAGCTCTTACTACATAAGCTCGATTAGAGATTCCTAAATATGAATATGTTGATAGCAAACCGTATTCGTTTCTTTCATCACCGTTTAACTGTACTCCAGCTAATGAATGAAACTTAGGTTCGCCAAAGGTTGTAACCAGTTCTCTTTGTGATGTGATCAAGTATGGTTTTCCTGCGTTAGCCGAAGTTGTACCTACTGCTATATTACTAGTACTTGGATCTGTTTTATTCTCAGAAGTCGCAACTACTACTAGTGGTACTGTTCCTTGGCCAGCTGGAGCATACATTGATTCATCAGTAACTGTAACTGATACACCTGGTGATACTAATGTTGGCATAATCTTTTATCCTCCCTGCTTATATATTTGTTGTAATAATAATATAAACTAGTCCTATGTTAATGCTTATATTTATTGTATTTCTGGAAAAAGTACCCAATTCGATATCGCCTTTAAAGGTATTAAATACAATATATGGATAATATAAATGACACCATTGAAATAAAGCACGTAAGACCCCTATGCTCTAAATGTAAACAAAGGCCCAGTGCCTTTAACTACAAAAGAAAAGGGAAGATCTACTATCGTAGCAAATGTGATCAGTGCATTAAGGAAGGACTGGGCTTAAAGACTGGCTTTAAAAGCTCTTGGGAAAAAGCCGGATATAGAAAAAAATCTATATGCGAAAAATGTGGCTTTAAATCCAAACACCCTGCACAAATGGACGTTTATCACATAGATGGAAATTTAAAGAATTCTAGCTGGAACAATTTAAAAACAATATGTGCTAATTGTGGTCGTGTAAAAGCAGTAGAAGAAATAGGTTGGAAACAGGGTGGCTTAATAGCTGATAAGTTATAATATTCCTGGTTGACAATACTCCTAAAACTTCGTATTATCTTTGTCGCAACAAAGGATTTTATGGCAAAAGAAATTACAGGAATGTTAAAATTACAAATTCAAGCAGGCAAGGCCAATCCGGCTCCACCAGTAGGTCCAGCACTAGGTCAAAAAGGTGTTAATATTATGGACTTCTGTAAACAGTTTAATGACAAAACTAAAGACAAAATGGGTAAAGTTATACCTGTTGTTATCACAGTATACAAAGATAAAAGCTTCACGTTTGTTACTAAACAACCACCTACTTCATTTTTAATATTAGAAAAATTGAAAATTAAAAAAGGTGCTAGAACACCAGGTAGATCAAGGATTGCAACATTATCTAAAGCTCAAGTAGAAGAAATAGCCAAAGAAAAAATGGAAGATCTTAATGCACACGATCTTGAACAAGCTGTTAAAATTGTAAGTGGACAAGCACGTTCTATGGGAATAGACGTCAAATCGTAGAATATAGCTCTTTGTAATATAAATACATTTATTAATATATATATTATAAAGGAGCATATTACTATGATGATATCTTGGAAAACAGACGGATCTGCAGGCGCATTCGATACAGTTAGAAATTGGTTAGAAGAAGGTTCAAACCACACTGACTATATTACTTGGGCTGACTCAAATGGCAGAACTGACTACAAATATGAAATAATAGGTGACAGTATTACTATCACAGAAGAGTGGGAAATGACTAGAGAAGAGTATGACGCACTAGGAATTGACCATACAGCTGATGGTGTATCATTACCTTTAACTGAAACAACTGACCACTTGTCTTTAGCATAATAATTATTAGGAAAATAAATTATGATGATATCTTGGAAGACTGATGGTTCGGAGGGTGCCGCGGCTTTAATAAGCGGTAGACTAAATCTAGAATCAAGTTCACAATATTACGAAGACAAATACGGTAAAACGTATGTGCAATGGGCTGAAGAAAATGGTAGAATTAATTTCAAAGCAGAAATGGTTGGCGATGATTTTGTTATTACCGAAGAGTGGAACATTGACAGAGAAGATTATGATGCATTGGATATCGAGCCAGTTGCATCAGCGGGTTTACCATTAGTAGAAACTAACGAGCACTTGTCGTTTTAATTAGGAATATTATTTTTTATTCTTGATTTTAGCGACAATGTCGCTTACGTTGGTTTTAAGATCTTCTAAAGATCCGGAATTCTCTACTACAAAATCTACTCGTGTATTGACCCAATCCCATTCACTTTGATGTACACCCATTTCAGATAAACTATGCTGTGCGAACTGATCACCTGCCGCGGCTTCTTTGGCTGTGTCATACCAATGTGGCTCATCACCTCTTTTTACTCTTACCACATAACCACCAAGTGTTTTAATTAAACCTACTTCATTTCTAAATCTACAATCGCTGACTACAGTTTGTTTTCTACCAGTAGCCATATATCTATTTTCTAAACTATGAAGCCATATGTTGTGATTAAATTGATCTCTTAAAATTTCTGTGCCAATGTATTGCAAAGCCCATCGTGGTGTAAAACCTTTGTCTTCTAATTTACTTGACCACCATTGATCCTTTGCTTCTCTAAACATTCTACTTTGCTCAGTGTCACCTTCTAACATTTCTCTTGGCCAATTAAAAATACTCGACACGGCATCTTTCAATGGTGCCGCAAAGGAGTCTCTTGTAAAGCCACTGTCTACAAAATGTTTTGCTACTGAATCTTTTCCTGAACCGATAAAACCTACTAATCCAACTATCATATTACATACTAACTTGTTTTGTCTAAATAGTCAACTTTTTTAATTTCATTTATTCCTAACAATTCTTGATAACTGATATTCGTTGTCATTCTACCTACAGGTAACCAACCTATTGCTAGTTTAGGATCTCCCCATTTCATACCAACCTTTTCACCTATATTGTTAGTTGTAAACCATTCTTCTATTTGTTTTGTTTTTTGTTTGAAAGTTTCAAATCCTGTGCTTGGTCCTAACCAAATGTATGCACTACCACCAATTCTATTCAATGGAATAATATGATCATCGTGTGCGTGTTCATCTTGGTTGTTAAACATTTCAAAAATGTGCCTACCTATTTGGCAATAATTTACATAACATTCTCCATACTTTCTTGATATTGTAAAATGTTCTAGTGCAGAATCTGGCATATCAAAAAACTTTTTGTTATGAAAATCTAAATAAATTTGTCCTATTGCGTTATTATTTTGCCTTGGACTTTGTAATATTTCTAACCCGTGGAGATGGTTATTTAAGTCGCCAAATGCTTCTCCATCTATTTCGGAAACGTGTGAATCAACAAAGTGTGTATGCACATAATTTACATCATCAGCATAAGTTTTGTACGTAATTTTCCTATCAATAAATGTTTCTGATTGTGAATTATTGATTATATCAATTGTGTTATTAATTTTATTAATTTGTTCTTTTATTTCTGTTTGTTGATCTAAAAAATTATATACTTTGTATGGATGTCTTAACGAACTATTTTGTATTGCGTCTATTAAACTATCTTCAAATAATTTAACATATGAATGACCATAGGTTTCAAAATCCAATTCTACATTTTTTGAACCCGTAAGATGTACTCTAAAATTAATACTCATTCTATATTATAACAAATTTTTTTAAATTAGCCAATGACAAATGTTAATGGATCTTCGCCTGAACCGTATAGTTCAATGTCTCTTTCAAGTTTTTCTATAGCCGCTTGTGCCTCTGCCTTTAGAGCATCGCCATTTAGTGATACTGATCCTTGGGCACCTGGTAAACTTGCATATTTGGATCTTGCTTCACCTAACATCATTTTACATTGTGCTAATGAATAATCTCTTATCCAAGGTCTTGCATATCTATCTGTAATTAATGTTTCAACAGGTTTTTCCATAAAACATTGTACTAGGATATTTTCTTGTGCTCTTGGTCTACGCATTAATGTTAACTTATTATTATTTTGATTATATTTAAAATTCAAATGTCCACCAAATAATCTTCTAACAACTTCTTGGTATTGTGCAAATGCGTCCCAAGTTAATAAACCACCAATTCTACCACCTTGTAGAAAGTAAAGATTAGTGTATGCTAATTCAAAAGGATCCATATCTACTGAATTATTTGATCCAGATATTGATCTACGATATAATTGTTTTACTTCAATTACTTCTTCTGATAGTGTATATTCGTTAACATCTGCTTGTATTTCTAAAAATATAAATGCTTCTTCTGTAGAATTATCGCTTTTTGCTCTAAATTTATCTACAGCTAAATCAATACCCTGTTCGTAGTGCTTGGGATCAAGCTCTACATCAACCATACCATCGCCTAAGATGGTTTTAATATCAGTTATCAATTCCTGTCGTTTTGATTGCTCTTTTGCCATTGTATAACTATTTAGTAAGATTATTAAATCAATAAATACTAGATAAAGGACTTATAAGGACTTATTATGCCAAGACTGAGCTTATGGAAACCAAATAAAGGTAATGATTACAGATTTGCTGATCGTGTTGTAAGAGAACACTTTTTAGTAGGTGGTACAGGTATATTTGTACACAAACTATTAGGTACTCACGCACAGACTGATAGTGTGGCATCTGATCAGCCAACAAATACTAATGTAAGTCCTACTAACATACAAGATTTATTATTCTTAGAAAACAGGGACAGAAATTATGACCCTGATGTATACGATTTACGTGGTGTATATTCAGTACAAGATCAAGATTTTGATTTAACACAATTTGGCCTATTTCAAACTAACGATACCATCTATCTAACTTTTCATCTTAACGATATGGTTGATAGGTTTGGTAGAAAAATTATGCCAGGTGACGTATTTGAATTACCACATCAACGTGATGATTTAAGACTTGATTGTGCAACAATGACATTATCATCGCAACCAAGTAAAAAGTTTCGCAAAGGCGAGACAATAACTGGTGGAACATCAGGAGCAACTGCCACCGTTATTGCTTACAACCACGATGCAAAAACTGTTAGAGTAACAGTTGGTGCAGACTTCCAAACAGGCGAAGTTGTTACTGGAGATAAAAGTTCTGCTAGTGCAACAACATCTTCTTATACACCAAAAGAAGATATGGCTATCAATAAGTTTTATGTGGTTGAAGACGCCGCTAGAGGTCAAGAAGGTTACGATCCAGGTTGGTGGCCACATATCTGGAGATGTAAGGCAGTTGCTATGCAAGACGCACAAGAGTTTAGAGATATCCTTGGTAGTGGTAAAGAAGAAGGCGATCTTAAAAATATTATGTCAACTTATCAAGAAGACATTAATATTAATGATGCTGTTATTAATGAAGCTACAAGAAATGTTCCAACTAAAGGGTCAGATGTAGGTCACTTATATGTAAATGAAAAAGACACACATAAAATTAATCCAAAATCACAAAGTGGAAAACCAGGATTAGGATTGACAATAGCACATACTGGTACATCATTTCCTCCATCAATTACAGAAGGACAATATGTGTTGCGTGTTGATTATGCACCAAACAGATTATTTAGAAAAGAAGGAAATAGATACATCAAAGTCAGTGATGACTTCAGAGGATCATATGTGTCAAGTAATCAACAACTTGATTCGTTTATCAATAATGATAAATCAGGAAAAGGTTCAAACAATAAAGAAAGAGAATATCTAAGTAAGGTAATAACACCTAAAACAGATTAAAGGATAAGAGATGCAATATTGGTATGATCAACAAGTAAGAAGATATATTTTACAATTTATAAGATTGTTTGATGATTTTTCTATTAAAACTGGAAAGAAAAATAATAGTGATAGTAACTCTTATATAAGAGTTCCTGTAAGATATGCTGATATGTCAAGAATGGTAGCTCATATTCTAAGACACAATTCTGAAAACGTAATGAATTCTTGTCCTTTTATGAGTGCTTATATTACTAACTTGCAGATTGCAAGAGACAGACTACAAGAACCTAGGTTGGTTGATAAAGTGCAAGTTGCGGAAAGAAAATATGACACTTCATCAAAAAATTACACAGCAGAAATTGGTAACACATATACCGTAGAAAGATTTATGCCTGTTCCATATAATTTAAATATGGCAGTTGATCTTTGGTGTTCAAACACAGATCAGAAACTACAAATTATGGAACAAATATTAGTATTGTTTAATCCAGCAATTGAATTACAAGCAAATGATAATCCATTAGATTGGACTAACATTACTAACGTAGAATTAATTGATATCGTATGGAGTTCAAAAGCAGTACCACAAGGAACTGATACACAATTAGATGTTGCTACGTTGACATTTAGTTTACCTATATGGTTAAATCCACCTGCTAAAGTTAAAAAACAATCTATTATTAAGCAAATTATCGCTAGAGTAAACAGCACAGATTCAATTGATGATTTAGATTACGATCCAAGATTTATTAATTTCTTTGAAAACTTCGAAGGACAAATTAGAACAAATGTTGTTACTCCTGAAAACGCACAGATATCAGTTGTAGGAAATAACGTTTCATTACTAGGTGCATATGGTAAAAATGACAATGAAAGTTGGAAAGAATTTTTAGAAATTTATGGACAATTACAAGCAGGAATTTCAAGATTAATTTTAAGACAGTCTGGTGAGCCAACTGACTCTTCAGAAGACATATATGGTACTATTGCGTTTCATCCAACTGAACCTAACAAATTAGTTTTCACAATTGACACATCAACTTTACCAAATAATACAGAAGCGGCTGTTGATAAAATTATTGACCCAGAAACAGCTTTTCCATTGCCAACTGCAAATGGTACTTTACCAGCTGTAGTAAATGGACAAAGATATCTACTTGTTAATCCTATTCCAAAAGGCACACAGGCTTGGGGATCAACTTTTGAAGCTAGTGAAAACGACATTATCCAATATGACAGTAGCCAATCAAAATGGACTATTAGTTTAGATGCATCAGCAACAACTGATGTAAAATATGTAACAAACACTAACACAGGATCACAATATAAATGGACGGGAGCCCAATGGATTGACAGTTTCCAAGGACAATATAAAAATGGCTTCTGGAAATTAGAACTTGCACCGTAACCATAATTCTCTTATAATATAAGAAAAATAAAAGAGAACTTATTATGTATAAAGCAGTAGGAACCACATTCGTAGCACAAAACACAAAAAGAATGTTGCTAAATCTAAGAAGTAAAAGAGTTTCATATCCAAACACCTGGAGCTTCTGGGGTGGTAAGATTGAAAAAGGTGAACAGCCTATTGATGCTCTACGTAGAGAACTAACTGAAGAAATTGGCTTTGTTCCTGCTATGGAAAAACTTAATCCTCTTGACACATATAAGTCCCCAGACAACGGATTTATATATTACACATACGTCATTATCACACCAAAAGAATTCATTCCTACATTAAATGATGAAAGTTCCGGTTATGCGTGGGTAGACATAGGCAAATGGCCTAAACCCCTACACAGCGGCGCTAAAATTACGTTAAACAGCAAGAAAAACATCGCGAAGATTAAAAAGCTTTGTAACCTTCCTACATAATGCCTAAATAGTATATACTATTGGAGCAATATGGGTAACATCTATCAAATACATCAAGCACGTATGATTAGTGACTTGAAACACTTTAGAAAGAAGAGAGTGGTTAATCCAACTCTTTCAAACTACCTGTCTGACTACGGAATCACAAAAAAAGACTTTTATGAATATATGGACGGTGTTGCTAAAGATGAACAAAGAACTTTACACAAAATACTTGTAGATGCTTATAATTTTTACAGTCAACATACAGCTGATACAGATTTACAATTAAGGTATGATATAGAAGATGTGTATTATACAATAACCAGTAACTTGAGAACACTTGATCAACGTTATAAATTTCCCAGCATCTTAACCAAATATAGGCAAGGGATAAACCCGGTAAGAGCTTTATATTTTGAAATAGCAGAATGTCGTATTAACTTTGATCTAAAAAATTCAAGCCATAGATTTGTGTATGATATATTTTTACAAGAACATTTTTTTCCACAATTAAGACTTGATATCGAATACGATATTATTAGTTTACAAAAACTCGAACAAAGATACATCGACATTAAAACAAACTATCCATTTTTTACGTATCCTATCAGTTACTATCACGTACAAGAAATGTTAAAAGACTTTAAAAAGTGGGCTGATGTCTATAAAGATTTTAATGAAAATATAATAGAAGAATTAAAAAGAAAATACGATTAAACAAGTACGTTGATTAATCTTACTAGGTTTTCAGTATCATCGTCTTCAAGTGCTTTACCAATTACAAACACACAGTTAGTTACGCCTGGATGTGCTTCTCCTACACCTGGAGTATCACTGGTTACAATTAGATCACCTTTTGCTACTGGTCCCATTACACTCACAGGAACTTTACCTCTTAATGCAACCGGTACTGTTATACCTTTTTCTTCACTGTTCATTAAGTATGCTGGATTACTTGAAACAACACCTGCAACTTTGTGATCCATTTTTGTAGTTGATTGTGTTACTTCAGCTGAACCTCCGTGTACAACAATAGTACCTGCATCATATTCTTTGTCTGATGTATAAAGCTCTGCCAAGTCAGCATATTGAGCCTGTGTTGCTGTCAAGTATGCTGTGCCGGCCTGCATATTTGCGTTTGCTGTAACTGTAATATCTGTAGCTGAACCATCACTTGTTGTGGTTGCCGCAATCCATCTATCGCTTGTTTCATCCCAGAACCAAGCCGCATTGTTTTCACTTGATCCTCGTTGTGCTATAAGGCCTGCGTCAGTGGTATTGGTTGCTGGTTGTGTTGAATGTTTGTTTAAAATAATAATCGGATCTTCAACTTCTAATGTTTGTACATCAACTGTTGTCGTGTCACCGTTAACAGTCAAGTTACCTGTAATAGTTACGTTACCTGAGTATGTTCCATCTTTAAATGCACCTGTTTGTGATGCTGTAACACCGCCAGTAATATTGATACTACCTGTTCCAAATACTTGAGCAGTATTTAAATTTAGATCTCCACCTAATTCTGGTGATGTATCTTGAACAACACTTAATATACCTGTATCTGTATCTATATCATCAGCCATTTCCCATTTGCTTGATGAGCCGTTGTATTTTAAAATTTTGTTATTACCAATACCTGACGTATCAACATCATTCATTTCAGCAATAGTGTTTTCTGTTGCTACTTGATCCAAAACATATTGTTTATTTGCCGCATCTGT